CAGTGAAGGTTGTTATAAATTTGCCTACTCCAATCAGGACTGCAACACAATAAAATGGCATTAGTCCAACAGTGATTAACGCAAGTAATTTGGAAAGCATTGGACTGTTATAATATTTTCCTATCATCTCAATATAGGTTTTTGCTTTGATTTTTTTGTTAGCTTGCCATACCTTTGGTCCAATATATGCAGTGGCTAAGAATATCAACAGACATTCAGGAATAATAATGGTGAGAGGAATAGAAAATCCTACCCATCCAGCAAAGCCTCCAAATCCAATTAAAGCTGATGTTGATATCAAAGTTGCACCATAAGATAGTCCAAGTGCCATGTTGTTGTCCGATGTAGGCAAAAAATAGTCTTTACCTTTGGATTTATATGCCACAAAGCACACAGTTGCTATAAAAAGCAATAATAAAAATAGATTCATTTAGTTTCCTTGTATGTTGGGCACTGAGGACGCAGGCTGAATACCTGTGGTGCCTTTGATGTAGTTGTCAGTGGCTGCCTTGTGTGCCTTGCCAATGGTTACTACAGTAGACTTATTGAATGTAAAGTTCTTGGTGAAGTCTGCCATCATAATATATTGAGTCATGCCCAATCCATCTTTGGTCATTGTAAGTGCCAAAGGCTTTGACACTGTGATCCCATTGTTGTCTTCTTCAATAAACTTGGCAATGACTTCGTCACCGCCAGTTATCCTAATCGCAACGATATCGTTGGCTTTGTACCCAGGATCAATTAACATTAAAGTTTGAACCCTGCAAGTGTATCCTTATCAACATCCTGTTTAACTCCGCCGATAATGTATGATTCCACTTCTGTTTCTTGTGGGGCAACTTGTAGGCCCGCTGATGATAACCAATGCTGTGTCCAAGGAAGTGGATTAGCATTAAGTGGTCTATCAAATAAAGGATCGAATCCAATTGCTTTTATTCTTTTGTTTGCAACAAATTCTACGTAATCGCCCAACAGTTTTTCATTCAAGCCAATTATTGTGCCCTCTTTCATGAGATGCTTGGCCCAAGCTTTTTCTTCTTCTACACAAAGTTTGTACATGTTACGCACAGTGTCTTTGCATTCTTCTGTAATTTTTTGCATTTCTGGATCATCGCCATCCTGCCATTTTTTGATAATTTGTGTTGATAAGTTTAGATGTGTTGCTTCATCTCTTGCAATGAATGAGATAATTTTTGCTGAGCCTTCCATCAGTTTCAGTTCACCAAATGCAAATGTACAAGCAAATGAAACATAAAATCTTAGACCTTCTAATATATTAACGTTCACCATTGCAAGATACAATTGTTTTTTTACTTCATACAAATTGCCTTTGCCTTTAACAAAATAATCTTGTGCCAGTTCGGAAAACCTATCGTAGTTTTCTGTAACAGATATTGCACGTTTTACTATTTCATCATCATTAAGAATGGTATCAAATACTTCTGAAGGATCTGCATAAACATTCTTCATTATATAAGTGTATGATCTTGAATGTATTGTTTCCATAAAGTCCCACGTAATGATACAACCTTCAAGTTCAGGGATTGAACAGTAAGGTAAAAATGATAGACATGGACCTCTGCCTTGTACAGAATCTAATAGTGTTTGATATTTTAGATTGGCTGTGAAAATATGCTTTTGTTCAGGCCTGAATGTTTGATAATCAGCTCGATCTTTTTGTAAAGATATTTCTTCAGGTCTCCAAAAGTAACCTAACATCCTTTGATTAAGTTTATCAAATTCAGGATATTTAAATTGATCATATCTTTGTGTGTTTTGGTCTTCACCAAAAAACATTGGCTGTTTGGTAAAGTCTACTTCATTTCTATTGAATACTGTTTTGCTCATTATATTAATATTACTGTATAGAGATTAATTTGTCAACTAAATTGCACATGCATCGCACAATTCATCATCTTGGTCATTTGGTATCTCAGTCACTTCTTCTGGCACAGTGTCGGCTATGCCTTGTGGTTGTACAGTTTCCTCCTCTCCTTTGTAGTCATATGTATTTTGATAGTATGATGTTTTCCATCCTAATTTATATGTTGTTAAAAGATCTTTAATCATTATACTCATTGGTACTTCGTTATTTTCGTAGTGAAGTGGATTGTATGACCAGTTACCAGATATTGCTTGGTCGAAAAACTTTTGCATGATTGAAACTATATTAATGTATCCTTCATTGGATGGCATATCCCATAATAATGTATAATAATTTTTAAGTGTTTGATATTGTGGCACAACTTGTTTCAATGGTCCTTTTTTAGATTTTTTAGTGGATAACAATGCACGTGGTGGCTCAATACCATTTGTTGCATTAGAAACAACAGAAGATGATTCTGACGGCATCTGTGCAGACAGTGTGGAATGGCGCAGACCATGTTGTTTTATTTCTTTACGTAACCATTTCCAATCACATGTGTATGTAAATTTTGCAAGATCATCAACATCTTTTTTGTATGTATCGATTGGTAATATGCCTTCAGCATACTTTGTGCGTTCATAATAATCACACGCACCACGCTCTTTGGCAAGGTTCATTGAAGCCTTCAGTAGATAATATTGAAAACATTCTGTTAGTTCATGCACCAGTGGAAGTGCTTCTTTGTCAGAATATTTTACTTTGTTTTTAGCAAGAAAATGTGCAAGGCCAATGTATCCAACTCCTAATGATCGTCTTGCTTTTGTAGATATTTCTGCTGCCTTGACAGGATAGCCTTGATAATCAATAATTTGATCAAGTGCCCTTACAGAAAGATCACACAAGTTTTCAAGATCTTCAAATTGCTTTATTGTTCCTACATTAATAGCAGAAAGAATACAAAGTGCTATTTCTCCTTTGTCATCATCTACATGCTGAATAGGCACAGTAGGTAATGTTATTTCTTGACAGAGGTTTGACATACGGACAGGATCTTTGAATGAAGAATGGCTGTTCGCATGATCAATATTCATGATATATATTCTTCCTGTTTCTGCTCTTTCTTTTAATAATGCAGAAAATAAGTCCATTGCCTTTATTTTTTTCTTAGGAGTTTTTCTATCGGCTTCATACTTTATATACAGTTCATCAAAACGTTCATTATCAAGACCAAAAGCTTCATACAAATCAGGCACATCATGTGGTGAAAACAATGTGATGTCTCCATCTTGTAAAACTCTTTCATAAAATATTTTTGATATTTGGATAGAGTAGTCTAGTTTTCTAACACGATTGTCTTCTGTGCCTTTGTTATTTTTTAGTACAAGTATGTCTTCAATTTCCTGATGCCAAATAGGAAAATGCACAGTGGCTGATCCACCCCTGATTCCATTTTGTGTGCAAGAACGCACAGTGGATTCAAAAACTTTGAGAAATGGAATAACTCCAGTGTGTGCAACCTCTCCACCTCTAATTTTTGAGTTGATACCTCTAATGCGTCCTAAGTTTAGTCCAATGCCAGCTCTCTGTGCAATGTAATATCCTACAGCAGAATTGGAGGAAAAAATAGAAGGCAATGTATCATCAACATCAACTAACACACATGAAGCAAATTGTTTGATAGGAGTTCTGACTCCACCCATAACAGGAGTTGGAATATTAATTTGAAATGTTGAAATGGCATCATAATATTTTTTAATGTAAGACATGCGTGTGTCATGTGGATAGTCAGCAAACAGTGTTGCCGCTATCATCATGTACATGAACTGTGGAGTTTCATACACTTCGCCTGTGCTTCTATCTTGCACAAGATATTTGTCTACCACTTGACGGAGTCCAGCAAATGTAAAGTCAAGATCTCTATCATGTTTTATCCAGGTGTTTAATTTTTTTAATTCAGTTTTTGAATACTTTTCAATAATTTGTTTGTCATACACTCCACGCTTAACATTTTGTATGATTACGTTAACAAAATGCTTTGGCTGAAACTGTCCAAAAACTTCTTTGTAAACATTCCATAACAATAATCTTGCCGCCGCATATTGATAGTTGGGTGCCTCTAAACTGATTAGATCGTTTGCTGACCGTATTAATATTTCTTGTATGTCTTTAGATGACATATTATTTGTAAACTGTATGTGTGAATTCATTTCTATTTGAGATGCACTAACTCCTGTGAGCCCGTCCGTTGCTTGTTCAACAACAAAATGCATTTTATCTAGGTCAAGCGGCTCCTTGGACCCATCACGTTTGAGTATTTGTATTTCGTTTGCTTTATTCATTATTTTTAAATTTAGTTTTAGATAAGTGTGATACTTAGTATATGACCTAAAGGCTCTTTAGTAAATGATAATATTAGGTAATGTGTGGATAAATTAGACGTATCTTAAAATTCTATATTTTAGAGTTGCTGTTGTGTCGTTGGTCGAATCATATTGTAATACGCCTGCTGTGGTCACTTGAAACACAATGCCAGTGTCAGCATTTTCAGTGAAGTCATCAGCGAACACCATTGAATCATTGATGCTTACAGCAGTGATGACACCGATACGTTTTTTTGTGCTGGAACCAGTGCTTCGTGTGATGGTGTAATGAAACTGCACTTGGTTCTCTCTTTGATTGTCAAACTGCACAGGTGAGCCAGTAGCGTTGTTCAGCACATCAACAAAACCTGATGTGTTGTTGTTGAGAGTAGTTGCCTCTTCAACTGGCCCCTCATGGTAGATGGAACCTGCAAAATTACTCAGTGTATCTGATCTATGGAAAAAGTTTCCATAGGCAAAATTGTTTCCGTGTTCAAAGTTTATCGATGGTCTTTCTGCTGAATCATCAGAATTTTTTCCAACGTTCCTGAATGAACTACCTGCAACAATATTACCAGCTGGATTTCCTCCAGCATCATGTATGAACACTCCTTCAACATCTATGCCATTAAAGATACAATTGGCAATCATGACACCAGTTGGACCTGTTATTTTATTTGCAGTTGATCC